CAGATGAATCTAAATGTCAGCCAAACCTATCTTCGCAAAGATGTCTATGACTCGGATTCTGAAAGAGTCACGCAAGCCATGGAACACATTACAGACCGTCTTGAAAAGATGGAGAGTCGCTCCGAATGGGTTATCCGTACCGTCGGAGCGCTCTTTATCTGTACGGTTGTCGGTGCTTCAATGTATGTTGGACAAGTTATCGGGTTGTAGGGCTTGACAATCTAAACCCCCGTTTAGTACCCTCTCCTATAACGAGAGGAGTCCACATGGACAACGCATTATCAGTAAGACCAGTAGATGATTTTGAAATCATCGAGGAACCAGCCCGTGAGCCATTCGTCGTCGATGACGATGCAAAAGCAGATTGGGCTATGAGAAAACTTGCATCCATTCGACGCAAGCAAGCAGATAACAAAGCCATCTTTGACCGAGAGTTACAAAGAGTCACAGAATGGCTCGAGAAGGTCAATACAGACCTCGAAAGAGATGCTGAATGGTTTGAGGCGAACCTACGCCCTTACGCCCTCACAGAGCGCTCTAAAGACCGTAAAAGCATAGTTCTGCCCCACGGCACCATCAAAACTGTTTCAGGTCGAGTTAAGTTCGATATTGAGGATGAATCCAAGTTCCTCGACTGGGCTGAGACAAATGCCCCTGAATTAGTTCGAGTTAAAAAAGAAGTTGATAAAAAAGCCCTAGGTGCTTTGAATCAGTCTGAAGATAAAGTAATATCAACCCAAGGCGAAATTGTTCCTTCAGTTAAGGTCATACCTGCTGAAGTTTCAGTCTCGTTCGTAATCGCAGAATAGAGAGAGGGAACATGGAAAACAATCTACCTATCGCTCAAGCATTGAGCGAAATCATGAAGGCAGTTGGAGCAATCGCCAAGAAAGATAAAAACACTTCACAGGGTTTTAACTTCCGAGGAATCGATTCAGTTGTAAATGCTGTATCACCAGCACTTCAAAAGTTCGGAGTAGTCGTCGTGCCTTCAGTCGAAGAGTACGAATATCAAACAGTTGAGATTGGACGGAACCGAACTGCTATGGGTCATGTCAAAGTAAAAGTAACTTACACATTCATCGGAGCAAACGGTGATGCAATCAAAGCAACAGTAGTTGGCGAAGCAATGGACTCAGGCGATAAGGCAACAGCCAAAGCCATGTCAGTTGCTTTCCGTACAGCGCTACTTCAGTCACTTGCACTTCCAACCGATGAGGTAGACCCCGATGCAAGTTCTTATGAACGCTCAAGCGCTGATGATGTATTAGCGCCTTCAGCGGTTGTCATCAAGATTGCTCAAGCAACCACGATTGAAACACTATCTGAAATCGGTCAGTACATAACAGCGAACAAGGACGCTTACCCAGTTGGACTTCTTGACCAATTCCGTGCCAAGTTCAAAGAGCAACAAACCAAATTGAACCCACCAAAGTTGGAAGAGGAATCAGATGAAGTCAGCACTCTTGAACCAGCCCGAGTTACCGTATAGCGGAACTTCAGGACATAGCGGAACAGATACTTCAAAGGAGCGAGCGCTTCACGCAGATAGGTCAGGAAAGACCGCTTTGCGTCAAGCGCAAACTCTTAACCTTCTTGCTCAACGAAAGATGCTGGGCATAACTTGGAAAGAGTTATCTGAGATAACAGGACTTCACCATGGCACCGCTTCAGGTGTATTGTCCGTCCTTCATAAAGCAGGGCGAATTGCGCGACTTAAAGAAAGTCGTGATGGTTGTAAAGTCTATGTAGATGTGGCTTGTATCCAAGGTCGAGTAATTGAAGAGCAAGGGCGCAAAAAATGTTGCCCTCATTGTGGAGGTAATTTGTGAGTATCAGGTGGATAACAAAGGTTTGGTCGGACTCGCCCTATGACGGGACTCGCCTCCTTATCCACCTAGCGCTCGCAGATATTTCTCATGATGATGGTCGCTTCTTTGCATCTCAATCAAACCTCGCCACTAAAGGTCGGTGTTCAGTTGAGTATGTCCGAAAGGTTATCAACGAGATGATTGCCGATGGTCATTTGAAGATTATTACTAAGGGAAACTCCCGAGGTAATGCAACCGTCTATCAGTTGATATGGAAGAAACTACCCAACACAGTTGGGGAGGAACAAAGTTTAGGAGAGGTAGAACTCCCCAACTCAGATACCCCCAACTCCCCAACTATGGAGCCTCAACTCCCCAACGCCACTCCGTACCATCCGTCCTATACATCCGTCCTATCTACAACAAAGAGCGACGAAACTGCTGTCGCAGTTGTCGCGCTCTCTGAAGCAGTTGCTCGAAGATGGTGGGAGAAGCAAAGAGTTAAACCTTTAGGCAAAGGGGCTTGGCACTCATTACTTCAAATAACTAAAGCGGCTGAGGCAAGAGGATATTCAGAGCAACAGATTGAACAGGCTTTGGATTACATCGGGACAGTTCCCACAATGCGTCAAATGGATTTAGTTCTCAGAGGAGTAGGAGTTAAAACCAAACATGAACAATCAGCAATTAGAGCAATCGACTTGGCAGAGAAGTTCCGCAATGACCCTCTCTGACATCGCCATGCTTTTAGGATTTGTTGGTATCTATGACCTACGAGTACAGGTTGATGAGTTAAAGGTTAGGGCTTGGGCTGAGTCCCTTGATTCGGATTTACCTTTAGAAGAGGCAAAGAAAATTGTTTCTTGGCATTATTCAAACCATGACTCGGCTATCAATCCTTCGCACTTAAATCGGGAATGGCGTCGTAGACTAGCCGACGCTCGAGACCGCGAGCGCTCGCGGTTAATGTCACTTGAGTACGCAGAACTAGAAAAGAAAAAAGCCTCACCTGAATTTGTAGCACAGATTAAAAAAGAATTGTTAGAGAAGTTGAACAGAGGTAAAGATGCTCCGCTGGAAAATGATAATGGAACGGTGGCACCTGACCTATGAAGATATTTCCGTTTGCAGGTTGGTACAGCAGATGGCGGTTCAGACGAACTCAAAGGTATGCCCTGCTTGCTTGGACGCCATCGCGGATGAAAGACTCCAATGGCAAAGGCTAAACCAAACAGAGTTTCTGAACCGACACGATGGTTAGTTCTTGCCCGTGCTTCATACAAGTGCGAGAGATGTAACCGAGATTTTCTAGGCTATCCCGTATCAGTTCATCACCGCCGTCCACGAATGATGGGCGGTTCAAAGAATGAGATGCTTCACGAATCAGCGAATCTAATTGTTCTTTGTGGTACTGGCACTAGCGGTTGCCATGGTTGGGTTGAATCCAACAGAGCCAAAGCCCGTGAACTCGGCTACTTAATTCAAAAGGTTGAGTCGGCTGAAGAGATTCCTTTTCAAGATGAAAACGGTTTATGGTGGCAGATAGATAACTTGGGACAAAAAACGCAACTGGACATGGTGCGGAGTATCCCTCATGCTTGAGTCATGGAATGTTTTTGTCAGATTGATGAGACCGAGCAAACGATTTATCGTCTCGAGTTCGAACAGCGTCCTTGGACGACTAATGCCGAACGCGCTGGCAATAGGTGGGAACGAGCAAAACTTACAAAGGAATGGCGAACGGGTTTTCAACTCTTGGCTAAATATGAGAAGATACCTCCTATGGTTTGGATTACCGTCACGGTGGAGCCACATCAGAAAGGTGGTCGCTTACAGGATGTAGGGGCGTGTAATCCCTCAGTCAAAGCGGCGATTGATGGACTCGTAGATGCGGGAGTTCTTCCCGATGATTCTTCGGAGTTTGTGAAGTCGTTGGTTTTTCTGCCACCAAAGAAAGATAAAAATTCGTTAGTGATTTACATTCGAGGAGTTGAGAAGGAGAGGACATATTGAACTGGAACTTAATTTGGACAGCAGTTGGTTTAGCAATCGCTAGTTTTTTCATACTACCGTTTTATATTGCTATGCTCATTGCTTACAAAAAATCTATTATGAAAATTGAACTTGAGTTTGTGGCAACCGCCAATCAGATTCAAAAGAAGGTTAAGTTTGATGATGCTGTCGAACGCCTGTTCGAAGAAGGAGAAGCAATATGAGTACGGTTATGGAAGCAACAGAGTTAGACGGCAAAGGATTAGATGAGGTCAAACTATTGACCGACGCTATCCGCACACACCAAACACAGATTCAAGATTTAGGAAAGCGTCGAAAGCAGTTGATTCTTCGACTACGCAAACAGCGCATTACCTATCGTGAAATTGCTGAAGCAATGGGAGTATCAGAGCAGTTGATTTACAAAATCATTCGCAATGATATTTCTCGTACACCCGAGTACGACGCTGAAGGCAAACTAATTCGTAGACGAGGGCGACCAGCGAAACCTGTTGTCTAATGAAGTTCATAGAGTTATTCGCAGGAGTTGGTGCGTTTAGACTCGGACTTGAAAGAACTGGTCATGAGTGTGTATGGGCTAACGAATGGTTAGAGAGACCTAGGAGTATTTATGCACGAAACTTCGGACACCAACCCGACGGACGAGATATTAGAGATGTTTCCGCTGGAGACATTCCTGATGCCGACCTCCTCGTTGGAGGATTCCCTTGTGCAACTTTTTCAGTTGCAGGAAAGCGAACTGGATTTTCCTTGGATGACACCCGCGGGACACTCGCTTTTGAAATGTTTAGACTCGCTCACGAAAAATCCATACCGTATATCCTCTTTGAGAATGTCAAAGGACTCCTCAATCACGACGGAGGAAGAACCTTCGAAATCATCCTTGAAGTCTTGGATGGCTTGGGGTATGACTGTCAATGGGAGTTGCTTGACAGCCAAAATTTCGGCGTCCCACAGCACCGAGAAAGGGTATTCCTTATCGGACATCTTAGAAGTCACCCCCGACCAAAAGTATTTCCTATCGGAGCAACAGGTAGAGGCAATGATGAAGCGAACTCGAAAGAACGAGAAGGAAGGCAGGGGCTTTTCTCCGACATTTCTCCGACCCTCGACGCCCACTACTACAAAGGAGGAAACTCCCGACAGTATGTAGTCGAGCAGTTCATTCGCAGAGATAATGCTTTTAGAACCTTTGAGAATGTGGCTCCAACATTATTGGCTCACATGGGAACAGGTGGTAACAATGTGCCATTCGTTAGACCAGTTCTTGATGTAGCAAGAGTAAACAAATCACCAAACGGGCGACTCATTAAAGATGATGGAGACCCGATGTACACGATAACAGCGCAAGACCGTCACGGAGTTCAAATCGGGGATGAGGACGGCTTTGCGATTAGAAAACTAACTCCCTTGGAGTGCGAGCGCCTTCAAGGATTACCCGATGGATGGACGGAGTTTTATCACGATGGACGACGAGTTTCAGATTCCGAAAGATACGAACGGTGCGGACGGACAATCACTATCCCAGTCGTGGAAGCGATTGGTAGAAGGCTTCATGAGTTCTACTGAGCCATTCTCATTTGAGACGATTGAGAACTTCGATGAACACATCGCGCAATCAATCCCGAACTATCACACATTGACTGAAGCAATCTGTGACTTGAGTA